ACACGGCTGGCAAGCACTACGACGACTCTTGGCAGCAGTTCGGTGCCGCCCAAGACAACGCTTCAGCAAAGGTCACCAAGGCTGGCGACGCCGCTGATGCCTCCTGGCAGAAGTTCGGGGCCGCGCAGGACAACGCATCAGCAAAGGTCACCAAGGCCGGCGATGCTGCCGACTCCTCTTGGCAGGTATTCGGCGGCGTAGCCAAAAACGCATCGGCTGCCACCACGGCGGCCGGCAACGCTGCTGACGCTGCTTGGCAGAAGTTCGGCGGCGTTGCCGGCACGGTCGCCACTGCGGCCACGAACCTCCAAGCGAAACTCAACGGTGCAGTCCAGGCTCTTCTTGAGCAGAACAAGGTCGCTGACACAGTCTCCCAAATGCTGAAGGATATGGGCATCACGGGGCAGACCGCGACCAACGCCATAACGGATCTGACCCCAGCGATCACGGGCTTCTCGACTACGACCGACCTCACCGCAGGGCAATTGAAGGCACTGACGGTGCAGGGAGGCCTGACCACGGCCCAATTGCAAGAGATCCACGATACCGCCCATCTCACCGCAGCGCAGATGACGGCGCTGTCGGCCAGCACCGGGCTGACCAAGGGCGAGATCGACATACTGCGGGGCAGCGTCGCGCCGACGGGCGTTGAGCTGGCCATCCTAGAAGCCCAGACCGGGCTTACCGCTGCTCAGATCAAATTATTGATGACCCACACCCAGCTCACCTGGCCCCAACTCCAAAATCTGGCGAAGCAGGCCTTGGCGGCAGCGCAGGCGGCGCAGAACATGGCGGGCAGCGTTAACGGCTTCGTCAGCGCGGCCACGGTAGCCGCACAGCAACTCATCACGGGAACGGGACAGGCCGAGCAAACCCTTATCCACATGCACGCCGCCGGAGGGAGCGACTCGGTGGTCGGCGGCGTGCCCTACATCGTGGGCGAGAAGGGCCCGGAGTTGCGGGTCTTCAACCAGGGCGGCGCCATCATCCCGGCGGGCAAGTTCCGCACCGCTGCGGGCGGGGCGGGGAACCTGAACCTGCTGGGGCGCCTCGGCTTGGGCAGCGACCGAGGTGAGGGGATCCTAGCCGAGTTGCAGGCCATGCACAAGACCCTGAAGGACCAGCCGCGTAAGCAGATGATCGCGATGAGGAAGGCCTAATGGCATCAGTCGATCTCGCGCTGGTGTGGATTTACAACGTCGCCGATCCCAGCAACGCCATCTCGGCCGGGTCGATGGGGTCGATGGGCACCAGTTCCAGCTCGGGTAGCTCCACCGCTCTGGTGCGTAGCGACGTCACGACCAGCACCGGCGCGGCCCGGCTCTATGCCAACGGCAACGTCCGCTGGGTCTCGACCGTGGGCACGGCCGAGGTCTACTCATGCACCCTTCGAGCTCTGAGCGCGGCCCAGGTCACCCTGCTGAAGAGTTGGATAGGTCAGACCTGCCTGCTCCGCGATCGCCTCGCGGGGCGCCAACTCTGGGGTTCATTCCCCGCCGTCGCGGTGGGAGATTACATGGGAGGCAATCAGTACCACGATGCCTCCTTCACGTTCAGCGTCCTCAGTTATACGGATCAGGTCTGAAGTGCAGCCCTTCTCAACTCCCCCAGGTGCCGGCTGGAAGGCCGGGGTCTCGCCTAGCCTGTACTCGCCCGCCCAGGTAACCGCTCTCCTGCAGGCGACGAACCTGACCACGCAGCCCGGAATGGATCTCATGGACGCCGACAACAACTGGCTGGCGGACATCTCCCCGAACTTGGTCAGTTGGGACGTTGAGTACGACTGCACCTCGACCGTCCAGGGAACGGGGACCTTCGTAGTGGCGCAGGAGCTGCAGGGTGGTTGGCAGCGGGTTCGTCCTTACCAGCTGCTCAGCGGCGCCGGACTGAAGAATGTGCGCTGGGATCTCGGGGTCTACCTGCTGACCACCCCGGAACTGGAGTTGAGCCAAAAGCCGGGGACGTACACCATCGACGGCTCCAGCCTGATCTACCTCTTGCAGAACCAGATCGGTGACACCTACACCGTCACCGCCGGAACCAGCTACCTTCGTGCGGTTTCGGCGGTGATTCAGGCGGCGGGAGTTACTGGCGCGCAGATCCTGATCGACCAGACGAAAGCGGGGCTGCAGGTCCCCAACGATCTCGTCTGGGCACTCACGGGCGACACGGGGTCGGCCTACGGTGGCTCAGGAGGCGGCAGCACCACCGCATACCTCGACGTCGCCAACCAGCTCCTGGCGGCGATCGCCTACATCCCGCTCTGGGCCGACTGGGAGGGAAACTACCGCTCCTCGCCCTACATCCCGCCGTCGGACCTGGCCTCTGAGTTCACCTTCGACCTGACCCAACTCAAGGGGGTGATGGTGAGCGATCCCCGGCAGTGGACCAACGAGCTCTGGCAGGCCTTCAACTGGTGGCGCTACCTCAACTCGAACGTCACGGGCGCGGTTGAGGGCGCAGGCCAATACACTTACATCAACGAGAGCTCTGGCCCATCGTCGGTCTCGGCGGTGAAACGGGAGGTCCGCAACGTGGTCACGGTCGCGTCTCCTGACCAGCCGACCCTGGCCGGGGTGGCGACCCAGGCCATCGCCCAGGCACTTCAGGCGACGTCGAGCCTAGCCGTCAAGGTCTCCCCCTTCCCCGCTGCTGGGAACTTTGATATGTTCACCTACAAGGACGCGGCGATGCCCGACGGGCAGAACGACGTGCTCGTCCAGTCGCAGGGCTGGTCGATCTCCTCCGACGGGTCGGACGGGTCGCAGACGTGGGAGGTCGTCGGCCCGATCGGTGCCCCGGCCGTCGCCCCGGTGCCTGGCCCGGTCGTCGGCCCGGTCCTCGCATCCCTGTCGATCACCACGGGCTCGCTCCCGGGCGGCACGGTCAGCGATGGGTACTCGACGACCATCGCTGCCACTGGGGGCTTGACCCCCTACGTCTGGACGGTAAGTTCCGGGTCCCTTCCAGCCGGGCTCACGCTCTCACCCTCGGGGGCGCTCTCCGGTACCCCCACGGCCTCGGGGACTTCGAGCTTCACCATCCTGGTGACCGACTCCACCTCTCCGTCTGCCGAGACCGCATCAGTGGGCTTCTCGATCGTGGTCGCTGCCGCTCCTGTCTCTCTGTCGATCACGACGGGTTCCCTGCCCGGCGTGACGGTCAGCGATGCGTACTCGGCAACCTTCGCCGCAACGGGAGGGACGACCCCCTACGCCTGGGCGGTCGCGTCGGGCTCGCTTCCGACGGGACTCTCGCTTTCGTCCGCAGGTGTGATCTCCGGCACGCCGAGCACCACCGGCACGTCCACCTTCACCGTTCGCGTGACCGACTCCAGCACCCCGACTGCCAAGACCGCGACGGCGAGCTTCTCCATCGTGGTCTCCGCAGCCTCAGCCACTACCCTGCTGGGCATCTTCGTGTCCGACATGCAGGCATCCGACGAGGAGGCGGCTGCGACTGCCCTTGGCGTTACGGCCACCGTCATCACCCAGTACGGCAACAACTCCTCGCCCTACAACTACTCCGCTCCCTCGGGCCTTGGGACCAAGCGGCTGGTGGTCGGCCTGGGGGCGATGTCGTCCGCAGTCGCCACCACCGTAGCCGAGAACCTCGTCTCGACCGGAAACGCGAACGCGATCATTCGATTGATGTGGGAAATGAACGGAAACTGGTACGCTTGGGGCACCTCTGGAGGCTCGCTGGGCTGGACCGGAGCCCAGTACGTCACCCAATGGATCACGATTCGCGAGGCGATGATGGCTGTCTCCGGCGCAGAGTTCCAGTTCCTGTGGAATATGAACGGCACCAGCGCGGGCAGCATCCCGACCGCTTCCTATCCTGGCTCCGCCTACGTCGACATCATCGGCACGGACCAGTACAGCTACGGGGGGTATGCCTCCAACCTTGCGGGAGCAGTCGCCTACGCCCAGGCGCAGGGCAAGCCGTTTGCAATCGGGGAGTGGGGCTGCGCGACAGGTGGGGGCCAGACAGGCGACGACCCCGCCTACATCAACACCGTGGCCGGGATCATCAAGAACCCTGCCAACAACTGCGTGTTGCAGATGTACTTCTCCGACCCGAGCATCAGCGGCTTCCCCAACGCCGAAGCCGCCTACAAGGCCGCGTTCGGCTGATGGCAAACGACGCAAATCCGACCCAGCACACCCGGGGGGTCGTGACCCACGTCTCGCCGCTGCGAGTGCGCCTGGAGGGAGCGACGACGGACTCCAGCTCCAAGTACACGGGGTCCTACAGCCCGGTCCTGGGTGACGTGGTCGCGGTCGTCGCCTTTTACATGGGCACCATCCTGACTCTGGGCAAGGAGGAGGGCTGATGGCCGGCAAACCGATAGTAGCCACCCTGGCTGCCGGGACCGTTAACGCCACCTCTGCCAACATCTTCGGCGAGGTCAATCCCAACGGGCTGCAGACCAACGCGATCTTCGAGTGGTCGGAAAGTGATTTCACGCCGAGCCAGATTGGTGGGACGGCGGGCACGACCGTCACTCCCAACTTCGCCGTGGCGGGTGGGACTTCAACGGTCCAGTACGGCGCGGTGCTCACCGGCCTGCAACCCGGCACCACCTACTACTACTGCGCCTACTGCGGCAACTCGGATGGGGTGGCTGCTGGAAGTCAGGTAGTCTCTTTCACAACCCCCAGCGGCACCCCAACCAGTTGCGAGACCAGCGAGGCCGACGGCGTCACCACCACCTCCGCTACCCTCATAGGCACGATCACGCCTGGCGGTGGTGCCGCCGGCAACTACGTATTCCTCTACGGGACCACCGTCCTTAACCAGTATTCGACTCCCGAAGTAGGTTACTCAAGTAGTGGTGGTGGCGTTTCCGCAATCATCACCGGCCTCGTCCCCAATACCACTTATCAATTTGAATTGCAGGTGTTCCCTGGCACAAACGGCGGCCCGTCCGCCGTCGGCGGCATCGTGTCGCTCACAACGCTGCCTCTGGCGACCCCGTCCGTATCCGACGAGCCCGCTACGGCAATCACCGAGAGCACGGCTACGCTCGGAGCCAGCCTGAACCCCAATGGCCTGGCCACCAACGGCTACTTCCAATGGGGTCTCACCGCTGGTTACGGCTACACGACGGTCACTCAGAGCGAGGGCAGCGGTACCCAGCTCGTTTACTTCAGTCAGGCCATAAGCGGGCTGGCAGCCAACACCACCTACTACTACCGTTCCGTTGCAGTCAGCGCCGGCGGGACCGTGTACGGCGAGGGCAGTTCCTTCACCACCCCGACGTACCCGCCCCCGACTGTCAACACCTCAGAGGCCCTGGCGATCACCCAGACCTCGGCCACGCTCTGGGGCACCCTGAACCCCGAGGGCATAGCTACGCAGGGCTACTTCCGGTGGGGACTCACGCCCGGCTACGGCAATACGACGGCCAACCAGAATGAGGGCAGCGGCAGTAGTTCTGAGAACTTCAGCCAAGCGATAACCGGGCTGACTCCGAACACCACCTACTACTACGTCGCCGTCGGGACCAATGCGGGCGGGACCGCATACGACTCGGGCAGCTCCTTCACCACTGCGGCGATCCCGCCGCCCACGGTCACGACCGATGCCGCTACTGGGATCACCTCGAACTCGGCGATCCTCCAAGGCACGCTGAACCCCGAGGGGCTGGACAGCCAGGGCTTCTTCCAGTGGGGACTCACGCCCGGCTACGGCAATACGACGGCCAACCAGAATGAGGGCAGCGGGACCACGGGTGTTCCGTTCAGCCAGATCATCACCGGCCTGCAGCCCAGCACCGCTTACTACTTCCAGGCTCTTGGAACCAGCGTCGAAGGAAGCGGAAACGGCGCGGGCCTCTCCTTCACTACGATGGCGCTTCCGACTGTGCCCTACGCGCCCATCGGGCTCAGTCCCTCCAGCGGCACGATCGACCTCACCCAGGCCCAGACCCTCTCGTGGTCAGCGTTCTCGTCTCCGATCGAAGGGGACGTGCAGGCCAGCTTCAGCGGCCAGTGGAGTAGCGACGCCGGATCGACGTGGCACACTTTCATCGGCACGACCGCCGACGCTATCGTGATCGCAGCCAACAACTTCCCTGCTGGAGAGATTCAGTGGCAGGTAGAGGTGACCGGGACCTCTGGCTTTACAAGTCCCTACTCGGCCCTGGCCTACTTCCTAGCGGCCACGACCTCGACGACCCCGGTGATCACCTCACCCACCCAAGGGGCCACCGTGCTGACCAATCCCGGCGTAGTCACTTGGACAGATAGCGGCCATACGGACTACGAGGTCAGGACCGTTGGCGACCTCCTGGGGCTGCCCAATCCTGCAGACCTCCTTTACGACTCTGGAGACGTGCCGAATTCGAGCGCCGTCCAGTCGGCCTCGGTGCCGCTCATCAACAACATCACCGAGCACATCCAGGTTCGGATCATGGAGACTGGCCTCTGGAGCGCCTACGCCGACGTCCTGGTCGTGGTCGCTTACCCGGTTCCCGATGCACCAACCCTGACCTTGACCCCTGACCCCACCACAGCCTCGATCACGGTGGTGATCAGCAATGCCTAGCATCACCGCAGTCGGCAGTGCGGCCACAGGCTCCGGCACCTCCCTCGCCGTCGATCCGACCGCTGTAGGCGACGTGCTGGTCCTGTGGGCCAGCAGTCAGGACCTCGCGGGACCGGCCCCGGTTACGGCGGTTAGCGGTGGCGGCGTCACGACCTGGGTCGAGCTTATCAGCTACATGCCGACCTACTACGGCGTCTCAATATGGTTTGGGCGTATCACGACTTCTGGGCCTGGGACGATCGCCGTCACTACGTCAGGCAGCGTCGAAGAGCTGGCTGCTCAGCAGTTCTCGGTGGGCACTCCGGCTACCTGGGCGGCGGACGGCAGCGGTGCAAGTGCTATATCCGGCGCAGCCTCCGGTTACTATCCCTCGGTAACTCCCTCGGCATCCGGCGAACTTTATCTCGGAGCCGCGCAGCTATACCATGAAGGCGGAGGCTCGACGGCTGGCTTCGTATACACGAACTCCGCCCCCTCCTCTTCTGAGGCTACTCAGTTCGTCTATAACCTGAGCGCGCCGTCGCCATCGGCCCCGGCGTGGACCGCGGTCTCTGGGGGCACTTCCTGGCTCGTCTCGGCGTTACTGGCGGCAACGCCCCAGAACGTCTACGGCACAGCTACGGTCTCCCTCGGTGCGCTCAGCGTCACCGCGCGTGGCACCTTCGCTCCGCTCATCGAGGGCACGGCGAGCGTCGCCTTGGGGGCACTCAGTGTTCAGGCGACCGGCGTATCTACCGCGCTCGGCTCCGCGACCGTCTCAATTGGTGCCCTGTCGGTAGTAGCGACCACTGGCACTCGGGTCGTCTACGGCACTGTTTCGGTCGAGCTGGGCGCGCTAAGCGTGGTGGCAACCGGCGCGGTGAAGGGAATCGTCTACGGCACTGCGGCGGTCACGCTCGGCGCGCTCAGCCTCACGGTGGCCAACGCGCTCTACAACGACCTCTACCGCTTCGTCACTTCGGAGGGGCCAGCGACGGCATATCGAATCGCCACCAACTTGCCCAAGAACGCCACTTACGTTGACTACACCCCGGCTTCGGGGGTTGACTACAGCTTCTATTGTGTCGCCGTCGGGCCGATGGGCAGCACCCAGGGGGTAGCCCAGAGCTGATGGAATCGGTCATCTGCGTTAAAATGGGCGCCGAGGGCGCTCGAAAGGAGTAACTAGTGGCAGCTGGCATCTCGGCCACCGTGGCCAACGCCCTTCTGGCGTCCATCCTGAACGGCACCGCCTTCACGGCCTACGGGCCATTGTTCGTCCAGCTTCACGTTGGCTCCCCTGGATCGGCCGGGACCGCCAATATCGCGGGCGAGACCCTCCGGGTGACCACCGGGTCGTCCCCGTTCTCCGCTCCGGCAGGTGGGTCCACCACGAGCGCCAACGCGGTGGCCTGGACCGGCGTGAGCACCACCGAGACCTATACCTACGTCACTTTCTGGTCCGCTCTCACGGGTGGGGTGTTCATTGCCTCTGGCACGATCACCTCGACTGCCGTGACTGCGGGCGGAAACTTCACAATCCCGGCTGGGGATATCGCGGTGGCGATCCCCTGTGCAGCATAGACAGCTGGGGAGGTTGAACTAGATGGCAACAGCAGTCGTCACGGCGGTGGAGCAGGACCCAGGCGAGAATCTGCTGGCTGGCGTCCAAGTTTCCGCAACCCTATACCCTCCGGGGCTCCTCTGCTATGGCCCCGGAGGCCAGTTGCTCGAATACATCACCCAGAGCACCGTCTCGAACTCGTCCGGGGCCTGGTCGCTGACGCTTGAGCGGACCGACACGATCGCTCCGGCAGGGATGGTCTACCTCGTCACCCGCAGTATGGGTGGGGTCATCTTCCCGCCGGTCTCGATCACCGTCCCTTCTGGCGGGGGGGTGTTCCAGGACCTCTGGACCTCGACTCCCGGCCCGGTCCCTCCCGGCTCCGGTCCTACTGGACCTCCCGGTAGCTTCGCGCTGGAGGGCGCTTGGTCAAGCACCACGCCCTACCTAGAAGGCGCCCTCGTCACCTACGAAGGCACCCTGTACCTGTGCTCCAACGCGAACACGGATGAGATCCCGACCAATACTGCCTACTGGGACGCCTTCGGCGGCGCGAACCTTGTCGACTCGGTCAACTCCCAGACGGGAGCCGTGGTGCTCACGGCCTCGGAGGTCGGAGCAGACGCCTCGGGTGCGGCTGCGACTGCCCAGTCCACTGCGGAGAGCTTCGCCACCTCGGCCGTAGGCACGGAGACGAGCCGGGCCGAGACCGCCGAGGGCTTGCTTGCCCCCAAGGCGTCTCCGGCGCTGACCGGAACGCCTACAGCACCAACGGCCACGGCACTCACCAATACGACTCAGCTTGCCACCACGGCCTTTGACACCGCTGCAGTAGCTGTCGAGCTGACTCGTGCCGAAGCCGCTGAGGCACTCCTGGCTCCGCTGGCATCGCCAGCCTTGACGGGTACGCCCACCGCGCCCACTAAGTCGGCACTTACTAACAACACGGACCTCGCCACCACGGCCTACGCCGACACCGCTGTAGGCACGGAGACGAGCCGGGCCGAGACCGCCGAGGGATTGCTCGCCCCAAAGGCGTCTCCGGCGCTGACTCGATCGCCACGGCGGTCGCCGACCTGCTGGACAACGAGAGCGGCGTTGTCAATCAGGGGCTCGACTGGGCTGGCCTGCTGGCCGCGCTGGAGGGATATTCCGACGTCGTGGCATACACGACCTGGGCGGACACGACCTATGGCACCCCGGTCACCAACCCCGCCCCGGCTGTATTTATTCAGACCATCCTGCCTGCCGGAATGCTGGCAGGCGGGGAATCCACCGGCAACGGCGGCACCACCTCAACCGGCGAGGCCCTGATGTTCAGCGACGCCTGGACCTATGGTTGGTATGGGGTATTCTGGATGTTCAACGGGCAGTCCCAATCGCTTGCCAATGTGAGCGCAGTATTTGAGAGCTACTCGACCATCCCGAAGGTGCGCTACCTGAACAGTGGCGGCCCGCGCCTTAGACTCGCGGCATCGCCCGTCACGGTGAAGAACGGCCAAAGGCTGTCGCTGCTCGGCGGCACGTACCATTTCGACGCCAACATCGACGACTCCTCGGAGCCCTTCTTTGCGGTCTCCGATGGCAACCCGGACTTCGTTGTCGCAGAATCGGCCATCGCCCAGGGAACGCCTTACAGCCAGCCGGGCGGCTATCCGTTCGTGGGGAAGGGCTGTCACTGGGGCTGGTGTACGACCAGCAGCGGGATGCCCATCCTGGTCTCCGGGATCACCACGGGCGTCGTGACGACCTCGGTGACCATCTCTACTCCCGCCGTAGGAGTCTGGGACGCGGCCTACGACATCTGGTTCAACGTCGCCAGCTCCACCAACGACAACTCCGTCGGTGGCTTGGAGATGATGGTCTGGCTGAACCATCTGGGCGCCATCCAGCCTGCCGGATCGCTCATCGCAAGCGGAGTGGTGATCGGCGGCAACGCCTACAACGTCTGGTACGGCGGCACGGCTCCGGGTGGCACGGTGAGCTATGTGCTGGTCACTCCAGTGTTGAGCCTGAGCCTTGACCTCGCGCCGCTTGCGGCCGATGCCGTGACCCGAGGGTACATGCTCAGCTCGTGGTACCTGATAGAGGTGCCGTTCGGGTTCGAGATATGGCAAGGCGGCGAGGGGCTCTTCGTCCAGTCGTTTGAAGTTGCGGTGACATGACCCGCTGGCAACGGCTGAAACTCCGCTTCCTCTACCTTTTCATTTGGCTGACGGGCGAGTCGTGACAACTCCAGAGGAGAACCAATGAGCAACCCAACCCTCGAACCGGGCCTGTGGCCCTTCCCGGCTGGCAGCACTGTCACCGACGCAGACGGCGATGTGGTGAGTACGTTCTCGGCTGGCGGTGGCGTCAGCGTACCGGGTACACCCCCGCCCACCGGCACGCTGCTGGGCGTCTTCGTCTCACAGATGACGCCCTCCACGGAGGAAGCGGCTGCGGCTGCGCTTGGAGTCGCACTTACTTGCATCACCGAGTACGGCAACAACGGCAGCCCCTACAACTACTCGCCACCCGCCAAGGGCGCTCTGGGCGGCGCCCGTCTGGTGCTGGGCCTGGGGCCGTGCTCCACGTCCGAGGCCACCACCATCGCGGAGGGCCTGATCGCCAACGGCTACGCGAATACAATCTTCCGATTTTGCTGGGAGATGAATGGGAACTGGTACCCGTGGGGCCTGGAGTCCGGTGGCAAGACAACTGGCTGGACCAACGCCTCGTACGTCGCTGCGTGGACCGCGTTCCATGCTGCCGTGACGGCGGTTCCTGGCGGGAAGTTCGAGTTCCTCTGGAACATGAACGGCACCTCCAACATCCCCACCGGCTGCTACCCCGGGTCCGCCCTGGTCGACATCATCGGGACCGATCAGTATTCGTACTCGGGCTACGCGGGTAACTTGGCGGCCGCCGTGAAGTTCGCCCAGTCCGAGGGCAAGCCGTTTGCCATCTGCGAGTGGGGCTGCGCCTCTGGTGGCGGGCAGACCGGGGACGACCCCAACTACATTAAGGCCGTGGCTGCGATCATCAAGGCACCGGCCAGCAACTGCCAGCTCCAGATGTACTTCTCCGACCCGAGCATCAGCGGCTTCCCGAACGCCGAAGCCGCCTACCGGGCTGAGTTCGGCTGAAGTGGAGGACAATGGAGGAGCGATGAACCCAGAAGGCAACGCGCCAGCCATGATCCCCCACGCCCGCCCGCTTCAGATCGGGGCCGGCATCCGGCCCATCCCCGGCGGCCAGGTGGTTGACCTGCAGGTGGTCGAGGGGGCCAAGATCACGATCTACCCCCTGCAGGCGGACTTCGCCATGCAGCTTGGCCAGCAGCTCATCCAGTGCGCCCAGCAGGCGCAGTCCCAGAGCATCCAGCGCGCCCCGGCTGACTTCCTACGGGTGCTCGACGGGAACGGGCACAAGCCTAGCTGATGGCAAACGGCAGGCCGGTCGACTCGCAGGGGTATCCAGCCTTCGAGGTGGCAGCTTGAAGCCAAATGGAAGGCCAGTGGACCGTCAGGGCAACTTGGCGCTAGATCCCACAAAAAATGTCATTGACATCCTCGACGCTGCGGTCAAGCGGCAGGACGACCTGCGCGAGCTCGAAGCTGGGCACGTCCGCGAGGTCATCGAGCTTCGGGCTCGGTACGACGATAAGCTCCGGGTGTCGGAGAGCGGCCGCATCGACGCGATCCGGGCGGTGGACGTGGGCGCGGTCAACCGGGCCGCCGAGGTGTCCTCCCAGCAGGCCGCAACTCTGGCAGCCCAGGTGGCGACTTCAGCCGAGACCTTGAGAGGCCAGGTGGAAGCGGCGCGGGTCCAAACCGCCGTCGCCCTGGCTGCCGCCTTGGACCCGATCCAGGTTGACATCCGCACCCTGCGAGAGTCGCGGTCCCAGATTGCCGGTAAGGACTCGGCAGCCTTTGATCCCCTGTTGCAGGAGATGCGCCAGATGAGGGAGGAAGCAGCGGTAGCGCGGGTCAAGGGGCAGCAAAGCATGTTGGTGGAGGGGCGCCAGTACGCGACAAGCGCGCAGAATCGTTACCTCGGCCTCTACTTCGCCGGGGCGTTCGTGCTGATGATCGTCGGTTCGGTTGTCGGATACTTGGTCCACTGAGGGAGATGCCATGACAGAACGCCGCGTCGGCTTCCCGCACCCGTCGACCGTCAAGTGCGCCGACATGCTCCAGGCTCAGGGCGTCGGAGACTACGACGACCAGCCCAATCAGCCGCTTCCGGTTCCGTACACTCCGGGGAGGGCCGCGCCTGAGTCCGTGGGGATCCAAGACCCCGGAGACGGCATCACCTTCCAGGTGATCGGAGACTCGGGCGGCGTCACGGACCCCAACCCGCAGCTCGCCGTGGCGGCCGCGCTAGCGGCGGACCCTGCTGACTTCGTGCTCTCGGTCGGTGACGCCGACTACTACTACGGCGCGGCTGACCAGTGGGTCCCTCAATTTCTTGAGCCCTACAAAGACGTGCAGCGGCCAATCGTGGGTTGCCCGGGTAATCACGAGGATCTCCCCGGCGGACCTCCTGGAGCGGGCATAGCGACCTGGATGGCGATGTTCTGCTCGCCCGAGCCGCAAGCCCCCCCGGCCGATCCAGATATGGAATATGGGCGCCACACAGAAACTCAACCTTATGTGGATTGGACCCTGAACCTCAAGGCAGCAACCCTGATCGGCGTCTGGAGCAACGTCCACCCCGGAGGCAATCTCTACCCGAACCAACAGGCGTGGCTGACGGGGGAGCTGGCGGCGGCTGACCCGAGTCTTCCCGTGCTGGTCTATATGCATCACACTGCATATTCCGTCGACGTCTACAGTGGCGGCAGCGCCACGCTCGGAGCGACGCTGGACAAAATCTTTGAAGCGTCTCGGTGGCCCGATCTGGTGATCGCGGGTCACATTCATAACCGGCAGTTTTTCTCCAGGACGAGGCCCGGCGGGACTACCAACTACCTGGTGACCGGAGCGGGAGGCTACCGAAATTTGCATTCCGTGGCTGGGGATTATACCCTGGGGATGGACCTGGGGGGCGGCGTGACCTGCGAATATGCCGACGCTTCGAAGTGGGGATACCTCAATCTGACCGTCAGCGGGGGCGAGTTCCACGGCGAGTTCGTCGGAGTCGCTCTGGACGGTACAATCACACGCGGTGAGTATACATTCTAATGAGAGATGGCTCCCGATCGCTGGCTTCGAGGACTACTACGAGGTCTCAGACCAAGGTCGCGTCCGTGCCACATTCAAGGTCATGCGGAAGAAGCCGCCCCCTCGCATCCTGGGAGACCGTCTCAAAGCGAATGGCCGGATGCCTTATTGGCAGGTCACGCTCTGTCCTCCCTATGGGCGTGAACGCGGGCGGTTCAGGCACGCCTTGATCCACCAACTCGTTCTGGAGACCTTTGTGGGTCCTGCGCCACAAGGGACGCAGTGCCGACACCTTGACGGGAATCCCGACAACAACGCCGTGGCAAACCTTACGTGGGGCACGGCGTCCGAGAATCAGGCCGATAGGTGGCGGCACGGGACAAGATGTGTGGGAGAAAGCCATGGGGGCCACAAACTCACCGTTGGCGAAGTGCTCGAGATCCGTAGGTTGGCGTCCACCACCAACCTCACGCAGAAAGCTATCGGAACCCGCTTCGGAATCGGTCAGGCCACGGCTGGCCGCATCATTCGACGCCTGAACTGGACTGAAATATGACCTTCACAACCAAGGTGAGTCCCTACGATCTCCTGATGCTGGGTGGTCTGGTCCTGACGGCCATTCGGATGGCGGTCCAATACCACGTCCTGAAGCGAGTCCAGCGTGCTCTGCACGACGCCGAGGCCGACGTTGAGAAGCTGAAGCGCAAGCATCCAACTGTGGATCCCCGCCATCAGGCCATCTACAGCCCCGGAGAAGAGCCGAGGGTGAACCCGTGAGTTCCGTCCGCGGAGCCGACTCGTGGGAGCAGCCTACTGCCGCTCAAATCGCCGCCGCCAAGGCGCAGGGGCTGGCTTTCTGGATGGGGTACTTCAAGCAGACCCCGACGGACGACATCTACTCAGGCTGGCCTGATGCCGAGTTCGAACTGGTCAAGGCGGGTGGCCTGCTGACTGGGGCCTACTGCTCCCAACTGGACGACCCCACCTGGGTCCGCACCCGGGCGACCGCCTTGGGGATCATCTCGATCCTCGACGACGAGTCTGGCATCGACGCTGACAACGCGGGAACTGACGGCTGGCTCGCTACTTCCGGGGCTCACCTCTATGGCGGCTCCGGGGTCCAGGCGACTCACCGAACCCATGGCCACCCCGGGTATGTTTTTGCTGAGTATCCGACCGCGGGCAACCCCGACGGGCTCAACTGGCCGCCTGGAGTCGCGCCGCCCGTCCCGGCGCGCCCGATGGGGTGGCAGTACGCTGACAGTGGAAGGGTCGGCGGCCTCAGCGTCGACCTCAGCGTCTTCGATCCGGCGATCTTCGGGGCACCAGTCCCCGCACCGAACCCACCACAGGAGACCAAGATGCTGATCCTGTTCTACGCCACGAATGTCAACGGCAAGCCCGCCACGTTCATCGCTGACGGTATATCCTTCCGCTGGATCGAGAGCGCGGCCCAGAACGCCGATGTTCTGGCGGTTGGGGCTGTGGTCAACGGCAAGCCGGTCCAGATCTGGAACGCCCCGCCCGCAGCACCCGTCGCCGACCCGATGGCCTTCGGCACCCCGGCCAATGCTGCCACCGCAGCCCAACTCGGGCTACCATTCCCTTGAAAGGAGACCCATGACCCCACGCGCGGCACTTCAACTGACCGTCTCGCAGGTATTCACGTACCTCGCTGTCCTGGTCGGACTCTCGGGGGCGCTGGAGACCTACGCACTCCACGTGGGCGGGCCCACGGCGGGGACCATCGCTGGCGACGCCCTCCAGGGTGCGGCCCTGATCCTGTTCGTCTACAACCACGCGGTCCTAACCGGGCAGTCGCTCTCGATCAAGAACGTGGCCTCGGTCGTCGCCGTGATCGTCGGGGCTTCGGGCGCAATCCAGGCGTACTTCCTGCACCTCGGGGGAACTGAGGTGGGCCTGATCGCCGGCTGCGTTCTCCAGGGACTGGCCCTGGCCGTGACCGCCTACCAGCAGTTGATCCTGCCGACTCCTGCGGCCAAGCGAACTCATGCCTAACCGCTTCCGGCGTCCCGAGCCCCTGCGGGAGATCAGGGACGCGATCGACCGCCAGACCGCTCAGCAAGCGAGGTCCGCTAGGCTGATAGCCAAGGCGATCAGCGGACTCGCCCCGACCACTAACGACGCAACGAGCTGCAAGCTCACCATCGCAATCGGAGGAGACTCAGTGAACCCGATCATCTCAGTAGACACGACCACTGGCACCGTGACCCTCACGTTCGAGGATGACAAGGGCGACCCGGCGACCGCTCCCGCTGGCGCGACCGTGGTATTCAGTTCGGACACGCCTGCGGTATGTGCCGTGACCGCAGACGCGACCAACCCGCTCCAGGGCGACCTGGCGCCTGCTTCCGTGGGCACCTTCAACCTAAGCGCGGCAGTGACTGGCACCTATGCCAACGGCACTCCCATCGCGGCACCGGCTGCGTATGCGGGCACTGTCGTGGCAGGCGCGGCAGCAGGGGACTCTCTCGTGGTGCAGGCTAGCAACTAATGGCCGACCCGCTGGACTTCCCGTACCGGCTAGGCAAGCTGGAGGCCGTGAGGCCTCCTGGCTTGCTGACCCTGGACAAGTACCGGACGACTCCGGTGGGAACGCCGCCGACCTCGATTCCAATCCCCTTGGGACTCAAGCTGGCGATGGGGGGGAACGGTCCCGATCCTAGCTGCACCCTTTGCCCCAATGGGGCCGGAGACTGTGTGATCGCGGGGGCCGGGAACGAGATCATCATCCTCAACGAGAAGCTGGGAAGGTCCAACTGGGTGCCGACTTCGAACGACGACATCGAGCAGTACTCGGATCTGACCGGCTTCGACCCCCAGACAGGCGCCAACGACACAGGGCTGGAGATCGCGGCCTTCCTACAGGGCTGGCGCACCAGTGGCCTTTACGAGCCTCCCATCGGGCCTGCGGACATGCCAACGCTTCCCGCCTACGCTCCGCTGGACCTCGGGAGCATGGAGGCACTGAAGCAGTGCATTTGGCTCTATGGGGTGGTTCGGATCGGCTGCCAGGTTCCTCAGTCAGCGATGGAGCAGACCCAGAACAACGAGCCGTGGACCATCGTGCCGGGTTCCCCGATCATGGGAGGTCACAACATCGAGGGATTCGCCTTCGACCCCGAGTACCTCTACATCGCCACTTGGGGACAGGTTCAGGCCGTGGCTTGGAGCTGGATCGGCAAGTACATGGACGAGGACTGGGCAGAGCTTCACCCGGAGATTGCCGAAGAGGGGCACGGCCCCAGCGGACTCGACGACGCGGCTCTGGCGTCGGATCTGGATAACCTCGCCTAACCCACCCTTAAACGGGGCCGTGAACGGAGCGGCTAGCTCTCCCTCAAGCTGCAGTCAGGCCAAACCGGGATCGGTGCGGGCGCCTCGAAAGGGGCGCCCGTTTCCATGTCTAGCAGATACGGCAGACCTTGCGCCGCTCGGGGTCATGGGTGACGGCTCCGCAGGGGCAGCCCCATGCTGGGACACGAGGAGGATTGGGCAGGGACCGAGGCCGAATCCCCCGCGTGGCCTTCTTATGCCACGGCACCCAGCCGAGACGACGCCAAACGTGCTGGTGGTCCTTGGTCGCCAGCCGTGGGTCGCTCACTCCCGCTCCCGAGGGCGCCAGTTCTTGCACCCGCATACGGGACAGACCGGCCCCTCGCCGGCCATGCATGGCACCGGCCTGCCCTTGCCGATCTCCATCTCGGCCTCCGCTCCACAGTTACTGCACCTGACCGGGTACTGGTAGGTCCCGTTCGCCACGCGCTCATCGCCTGGCGGCCACGGGTGCTGAACCTTATCGCTCATGCTGATCCCTCCTCAAATGGCGATGATGTTTCGCCTCGCGCGCGTGCGGCTGTTCCCAGGGCCTCCGCGACCCTCACCGTCGCCTCCGCGTCCCTCACCTCGTCCTCGTACCAGCGCAGCTTGGCGCGCTGGATCGCAAGTGCTCTCTGTGTGCGGGCCAGCCGGCGATACGCGGCTAAGATCGACTTGGCGGCCATCAGGCGTACCACCAGCCTTCCTTGTGTTCATCGTAGGCGTCAGCGAGCCGCCCGAAGCCTGCCTGCCGCAGAAACTCGGAGACAATGCGGTCCCCTGCGACGTGGTCCGCCTCGGTGTCCATTGACCGAGTGTTCTCGTCCAGCTTGGCAACGGCCTCGTCCTCTGTCATCGCAAAGCCCGTTCGATGGCGCCGCTGAGCAGGTCACTGGGCCGCCAGACGAAGAATCGCTCGGCGAGCACCGCGCCCCAGAGCGCTTGCTGCTGGGTGAGCTTGCCCTTCTCTGTCTTGAGTTCCACGAACATCACCTCTCCCCCGTTCCGCGCCCGCGCCAGCGTGAGATCGGCGTAGCCCGAGCCCGTGCTTCGCCTGCTGTCGTAGGCGTGGAAGACCAGCCAGCCAAGCGCCCGTGCTGTCGAGATCACGTTCTCTTGGAGGTCCCTCTCTTTCATGCTCTTGGCGAGGACGGTCTGTGCGTCAGCCACGCCGATCCCCAATCCGTCCAGCCCACCACACATACCACCGCTCCATGTCACGGTCCCATCTGCGCTTGGCTGTGAACTGGCAGTCGGATGAGTAGTCGCGCAGGCGGTCAGCCACGAGAAGGCCCACGAGGCGTTTGGACCACGATCAGGAAACAGATGACATTGAGCGCGAGCAAGTACCAGAACGGCATCATGGCTTGGCCTCCAGCTCCGCCAGGGCGGCCCTGGTCTCGCATGGCCATACATCGGTCCAGCAGGCGTTGCACACAGCATCTATCGTCGGGCTGACCAGCGCGGGGCGGTGTATTCCACGGATTGCCCCCACCACCCCCCGCAGCCGCTCTAGCTCGGCCAGGAGGCCGTCTATCTCGTCATTCTTTGCCTGGGATTGCCGACAGAACTCATTCCGGCTCGCGCGCACGTCGCTAAGCTCAGCCCGCAGCCGCTCTACCTCGGCCTTGAGTGCAGCCCGCTCCTCCCACAGGTCCAGCCGCTCAGCGTCAGTCATGGCTTGGCCTCCAGCTCCGCCAGGGCGACATGCGTTTCGCACGGCCAGTCCACCTGACACGCCTGGCACTCGGTGTACAGCGCGTCCCCGCCGATTGTCGGGACGCTGCCAACGTAGGCGAAGTGGAGCGCGCTAACCGCCCCCACCACCCCCCGCAGCCGCTCCACCTCGGCATGCAGCGAGTTGATGCAGGCGGTGGGACTCCAATCGTGCTCGGGGTCGTGATCGCAGAATCGGTGATAGGGCTCCTCGCAGACGCCACACGGCTCTGCGCGAACCTTCGCCCAGTCAGCGGCGGTGAGAAGCTTGGCGGATTCGTGCTTGTCTAGCTTCTTAGCCATCCCCCTCCTCCTGATGGGCCGGAAGGGCCAAATCAGCCATCGAGAACAGTTCCCGCGAGTCCTGCTGCCATCCGTAGTCCCGCTTGGTCCCCAGGACGAAGGACAATTCCCTCGCCACGTCGGGAGGCATCCGGTAGACGACCATCCCCGCCTCGAACGAGATTCGCGTTGTCACTTCCCTTCCTCCTGATGGGCCGGAACCGGATAGCCACGACCGTACCCTGGGCAGCGGTATTGAAAGCTGACCTCGGTCATGGGTAAAGCTCCAGCAGACGGCGCAACATCCCCGCCAGGTCGTCAACGCCGTAGTCGTCCAGGTTGCCTAGCTGGTAGGCCACTCTTTCCCACGCCTCCTGCTGCTCTTGGGTTCGGTAGCCGGGACAAGAGCGATAGGGCACCATCGACATTCGGCAGTCCTTGCAGCCGTCCAGATTGTGCCCGAAGTAGCGCACCATGCCCTTGATCGGAGGGTCGTGTAGTTCTGCGCCTCGCGGGTGTCCGCATCCGGGGCGAGCGCAGTCAGCCATTACTCTCTGCCATCTCAACCTCCCTCTCGGAACCCAAAGCCAACATGAGCTGCCGACCTACAAACTCGGCGTACGCTGGTGGGACGGCCTCTGAGAGTTCGCCTCCGGTCATCCAGTCGATGCCCATGCAGGGAACCCCGACGTAGCTGCCCACGTTCCCAGTGACGCTCACCAATAGGCCGGCGTCGAGTTGCTTCTTCCGCTTGAAGGTCGAAGTCTTGGGATAGGGACTGTCGTGGAGCGTCGGCTGCATCATCAGCACCGATGACTCAAACCGACGGTGCCTGTGGGTCATCAGCCCGAACATCAGCCCACAGAGCACGACTCCGCTATGCAGAGGCGCCGGCATGACGTTCTCTATCACCCACCCGGCTGAGGTATTGCGCAGACGGCCTCTAACCAGAGCCACCAGATCCGGCCAGTCCTTGGTGGTCTTGGACTTCAGGGAGCTATACGCCTGGCACGGTGGACTGGCATGGATCGCGTCGAACCCGTCCAGCGGGAGGGTCATCGCATCCGCTTGGATGAACTCGAACGGAAAGTGGGGCTGTGGTTTGATGTCCACTCCCACCACCTCGAACCCCGCTCGGCTGTAGCCCATCGCGGCACCGCCAGCTCCGCAGAACAAGTCAAGGAGCCTTGGCTTGCTCACCCCTCCTCCTGATGGGCCGGAAGGATGAGGGCGGCCTTGCGCTTGTCATTCCAGATGGCCAATTCCGCCATAGCCCCCAGCGCCGGGGTCTTGTTGCGCGCCATGTTTAGAACCGCCTGAACGCACTCACCGGCAATCGCCATCACCGGAGCAGCTTCACGCAGCAGACTCTCCAGTTCCTTCACCCTCTCTGACAGCCGGTCGGCTTCGGCTATCCACAGAGCGGTGTCGCAGGGCCACATGTCGCCGCAGCCACAGGCATCTCGCGTTGGCGCGTGCCGTGCTCGGATCTCCTCCAGCTCAGACTTGCTCATCACCCCTCCCTAGCCTCGATGCGCCGGATGCTCTGCCTCATCGCCACGATGGGGCCGTCAGCCATGTGCGCCCGGGCTTCCTCGTCCCCGAGCGTCGGCTCGTAGCTGTCGGTGAACCGTCCCCATGCCTCCCACCGCAGCTTGGCCTGGGTCAAGGGAACGCTGCAGTCGTGAACCGCGATGTGGCACTTCCGGTCCAACAAGACAAGCAGTTCAGGCCGGTCAGCATAGTGCCCAAGTCTCGCACCCGTCCCACCTCGGCCAAAGACGTGGTGGGTGTCTGGGGACTCGGGCAGCTCTCTGCCGCAGGCAGCGCAGCGCCCGTCCTGCCGCTCCAGGAGCAGCGGAAGCACCTCCCGGCGAGTGGAGGCCCACTGACGGCTTCGCTTGCCCGTCTTTGGGAGTGGAGTGCGGAGGGCCATCACAGAGAGCCCCGGTCTGAATCGTCGCTCAGCCGGGGCTCCTCATTGACTCCGGCGGTCCTACCGTCACTGTTGTCATCACCCCCTTTGGCTAACCGCGCCTTCGCTTCTATCAAGACTTCCGGCGTGAGACCAAGTGCGGCGAAGTCTATCTCGGCTTGCCACGTCATCAAGGCGCGGGTCACCCTCACTAGCAATTCACCGTATCCGGCCAGGATCATCTGCCGCCGCGAGAGTCCCCCGAATGCCGGGACGGGTCGGTCCAACACCGCGTCCAACCGCTCGGGCTTGTAGTAGCGGGAAATCTGATCGACGTACTGCCGTTCGGAGCGAAGGCTCATGGCTTCAGTCCCGCCGCCTTGCGATGGTCCGCTGCGTCGGGGCAGCTGGCAAAGTGACTCTGATACCGGGGCTCGGTCTCGCTCTTATCCCAGGCACACAACCACGGATAGTCGCCCGACTTCGACAGCTCCGGGTCGTAGGGTTCGGTGCGGCTGGGCAGTTTCCGATAGACCTTCAGCGTCCCGCCAGCGACCGGCTTCCGGCCCAACGGCATCCGAGCCCCGGTGGAATACGTCGTCCAGAGAAGGGGAGCCCCGCATGACGAGCAGTGGGCTCCCGGCTCACGGTGTCTGATGGTGGTCACGCTCGTCCCTCCACTACCCAACTCAGCCCAACGTGGGCCGCCAGCGACCGCAGAATCCACACCAGCCTGGTCGGCTCACCGGCCACCAGGACCGCATCATCCGGGGTCGTATCGTCCAGCTCCTCCATCAGCACCCGGTGCCGAGCCCGCTCCCGCAGCCGGTCGTTCTCGCCCTCCAGGTTGCGGACCCGCCCTTGGAGCCGTTTGACCTGAGCACGTTCACTGGGGGTCATGCCCACTTGTTCCCTTGCAGGGCGTAGAGCGGACGGTAATACTCGACACCGATCGGACACGGCTCGCCTTTGCGGGCCTTCCCCACACCAGGACTGCTGTAGCTGGCACACCGAGCACAGACCTCCTCGTGCTGAATCTGGGCCTGAGCCGACGCCAGCTTCCGCCGGTAGTGGGCCACTTCGGCGTCCCTCGCAGATTCCGTGGCCGATCCCAGGTAGCCGTTCGTCTTTGGGTCGATCCCCTTCTCGGCGCAGGTCACGGTGAGGCATCTCCAGGCCCACTGTAGGTTCCCCGGTGTGTTCCTACCGGCGTAGGCGGCTGTGTACTGGCCCTTGATCCGGTCCTCGATGGCATCCCGCTCCAAGGGATCGAGGGCCTGGTAGAGCGCGTTGAAGTCCGGCATCGCGGACGGCGGGTCGTATTGCTCGGACGGGGGAGAAGACGCCGTGGCTAGCCGTAGGTCCCGAAGGTGGTCCTGCTCAAGCTCGTAGTACGCGATCGTCAGCCCCGCAATCGACGGGCGGTCAGTGTCCTGGGCGTAGGCGATCACGGCGTCGGCCATCCGGTCCACGTCCTTGTCCGCGAACGCTTTGCCCCAAGCCATCTCCGCCTCCGGGCTGCTCATCCCCCGTCCCGGCCACGCGCCCAGGATCATGCCCCAAGTCACAACCCACTGTTCGGCGGTCACGACTCGGTCCACTTGGGAGAGTAGGCGCGCAGCCACGCTTCCGAGTGCATGACGCGCCAGTCGTGCGCCGCCTTCGCAACCACCCCCGGCGGTGGCGGAAACTCTCGGGCTGCCGTGGCCAACTCCCGTAGCCCTCCGCGCACTTCTTCCGCCGTGTAATCAGCCCACAGATCGCGCCACGCCGCCGCTACAAGTCCCTCTGGGATCGTGGCCTGGGATGGCCAGTAAGCCGCCCAGAGAGTCAGCACACCCTCAAATTCACCGTCCGTCACTGATCAGCCCTCCAGCGCGTTCCTGCTGCATGAGCCGCCACGCGGCTTCCCCCTTGGCGTTGATCCGAGCCATCGCGTCCTGCCCCTTCGTCGGCTTGGAGCCGTTCACCGCGTGGCCCGCCCGTTCCCGCTCGATCTCGGCCACTAGGTAGGGCAGCGAGTTCGGTGGCCGGTTGCGGTCCACCATCCGACCAATTGCAGCCGAGATGAGCTCAGGCGCCTTCCGGGCGGCTAGCAGTTCCTTGCTGGCCTTGCCGACCCTTCCGCAGTCGCTCGGGATCGGTTTGATGCCCACTGCGGCGCTCTTGTCCGAGAACTCGGCGACAAAATCGGCTGCCGTGATTTCAACGGCGCCGACCGCAGGGAGCGCACAAGCCGAAGTATCTGAAGGCTTAGAAGATCCCGAAGTATACGAAGGCTTAGAAGGCTTAGCCTTGCTGAGCACGGCCTGGCCGCGTAAAGGTTTGCCCAAGGTTGGCCCTGGGCGAACCTCCTCGGGATCAGCAAGTTCTGGCCCCGGCAAGACACTGGCTTTCTCTCGCGGATGGCAATGCTGGAACTTCTGGAAGTTCCGGATGACAATGAGCGGCACTCCCTTGACGCGGTAGCGGCGGATCATCGACAGGTCCGCTAGGCCCGTCAGCGCCGTCTCCACGTCCACCCGGTCATACGGGAACAGGTCGACCTTGATGCGCCTTGGACGGTCCTCCAGTCGGCCTTCGCGGTCGGCTGCCGTCCACAGCCCAGCGAAGAGCAGGCGAGCCTCAAATGGCAGCTCAGCAAGCTCCTCGTTCCGAAAGAAACCCGGATCGAGTGTCCGCTGACGCGCCATCGGCCCCTCCTGCTGGATTGGTTCTATAGCCGTCACTATACACGGGGAAGCGCTCACCCTAGTGTTATACGGCGCCGAACGTGATACCTTTCCCGCGCCCGATAGCGCCAGGCCTGAGTCTTGCGCAGGGCATCCCTGGCGTGTCTCTGGCAGAGGGAAGCGCCGTAGGCGGGCACCCCACATCGGGTGCATTCGCCACGAGCGCGGCGGGCGGCGTACAGCGCCTTCATCGCCAAAGACTGGCGGCTCATCCCGGCACCTCATAGCACTGCCGGAAGGTCTCGTCCGAGTACACGTCCAGATAGGCCGGGTGCTCGTCTGGGATGACCTCAATCAGCCATCCCCACGGCTCCAGGCGGTCCCAGGCCGCAAGGGCGTGGTCCGTCCGTACCACCACCCACGTCTCAAGTGTCACGGTGTGCATGAGGGCCACAATGAGCGACGCAGGATCCTTCCAACGTCGGTCCCCCGCCCAGTTCCGCAGGCCAACGATGCCGGTATCCGTCCCATCCCACTGGATCGCCTCAACATCTTCCCGGTGCTTCGGGGGCTCATATGGCCGACGCAGGTAGCGGCTCACCACTCGGTCCTCACCTCAACGTCGGGCCAGCCGGCTGCGGCCAGCGCGTCCAGCTCCGGGATTGGCACGAATCCCGCGGTCATCCGACCACTCCCCGGAACCCACTCGGAACCACCGACTCGATCACGCCGGTGCAGCCGTGCGCCTCCGTCCCGTGGTGGATCGCAGCACCGCCACAGTCCTTCTCGCGGGCGAACGGCGCGGACATCTTGCTGCACGTCGCACAGGCCCAAAACCAGGCGTCCGGGCCGCCGAACTGGGTCACCCGGAGGACAGTGATAGCGCAGCTCACGCCCCATCCTCTTTAGCAGCTGGTGGATGTTGCTGCGTAGATTGACGCCATACCCCCCGGGCAAGGTCCAGTACGAGCTCCGACCGGACCGGCTCCGGGATGCCCTGCCTGCCCAGTTCCAAGTGGTAGGAAGCCAGGACGGCCACGACCTGCACCATCCCCTTCAGCAGCGCCGCCTTCTCGATGCCGGGCGGGAAGAAGGCGCTCTGGTCCGAGTCGTTCACCGCCTCCCCTCCAAGGCCGAGAGCACGTCGTCGAGCGTGTCCTGGGCATCGTGGCCGTGGGTGGCCCCGTAGTCGGCCTGCTTCTGGGCCAGCTCGATCTTCGCCTCCAGTCGGCCGATCTCGGCGACAAGGAAGTCGACGGCGTCCCTGGCCTCTTGTGCAGCGTTGTCAACGGGGTTCACGACCCGTGGCCTGGGGCTGGCGCGGCGTCGAAGATGTTGGGGGTGCCCGACTCGTCCTCGGCCGTCCCTTCGTCGAAGTTTTCGATCACCAGGTCTGGTGGGCCAGCCACCTCCGTCGGGGCGGTCGCGAGAGCGGGCGTCTCGGCGTCAACCGCCGTCGGCGTCTCGCCTCCCAGGTTCAGCCCCTCGAAGCTCTCGTCGTCGATGACGACCCGGTCCGAGCTGATCTCCAAGCGCGAGACTCGCTCGTCAGCCTGAATGGCTTGGATGAAGTCCGGGCTGGCGGGGAGGTAGGGGCGGGAAAGCCGCACCATCGTCTTGCGGCCCATGCCGTCGAAGAGCGGGGACGCCTCGAGCGCCTCGTCCTCGTACCACGGGCCGTTCTTGAACTTCTTGGCAGCTGCGAACTGGTCGCGGTGCTTCACCATCTCCTCCCGGGTCATGTACAGGAAGTGCTCGCCCCCATTGGCATACTTGGCCGAGCAGTAAAACCCGATCGCCTTGCCGCGCAGCCCGCGCGTGGGAGGCTTGTGATGCTTCTCGCCTGTCAAGTAATCGAAGCCGAACTCGTCGCCCTCGCAGACCGCGTTGGCGAAGATGTTGGCGATCTGGCCCGACCGCTGCGCCAGTTGGACGATGCCGGAGTACCCGAGCATGAACTGCGCCTCGGGGACTTTGTGCCAGGCACCGTTGACCTTGACGCTCTTGTCGTAGGGCAGAATCCAGGCCAGCCCCAAGGGGGGGCCGGGCTCGAGCTTGAGCTGCGCGCACTGCATCAGGGCCCCCGCGAACGACTCCGGCGTGCAGGCCAGCAGCTTGGGAGTCTGGCGGCAGACCGTCAGGGCGATGCGGAGCCAGCGCTCGGCCATCTCCTCGGTGCCCAGCAATCGGGAGATCTGCCGGGTGGTCCTGGGGTCCATCAGGTATCCGGTCACCGAGTTGGGCGTCCCTGCCGATGCGTCCGTCTGGGCCACCACGGCGGTGCTCGCCGCCTCGACCCGGCTCCGTAGTTCTGTGTTTGCCATATCAGATCTCCTTTCCCTCATTAACCAGCGAGAATCGCCGGCTCAGACTCACCGAGCTGTAGGCCTCGACAACCTCTGGCCTCTCTTCCTTGAGTCGCTTTTGATCTAGCCGACTGGTCTCGACAGCCTTCCAGCTTGCCGCTATCTCCCCATTCACTGATCCCAACTCTGCCTTCCCGAGTAGTGCCATCAGGCCAGCCTTGGCCCTTGTCTCCTCTCGCTCGGCCTCCTTCTTGGCCAGCTGGGCGCGGCGCATGTCCAAGACTAGGCTCGCGCCGTCGTCGCCAAGGTCCACGGACTCCGGGTTGCTCTCCGCGTAGGCCTCCTTGAGCGCTTCTATCTCGCTCGGGACGCCTATCGCTGGCGGGGACACCCTGGGGACCACGTAGCGGGTCCAGAACGCGCCCTCAGCCTCGATAAGCATCCTTCCGACCTCTCGGTCGCGCGCGATCTCCTCGACCTGTAGCGCCATCCTGTCGCCCCTCAGCACGGCCAGGTAGCACTTCCCCAGGTTGCAGACCTCCAGGGAGTGCTGAATCTGGATCTGGACGTAGTCCGGGGTGCCCTCGCGCCAGGACCAACCGGAGGTCGCCTTGGCTTCGTAGAGGCACAGCTCAGGGTCAATTACCAGCCCGTCGATCGTGGCCCGCATCCACGGGAACTCCCGGTGGGTTACGCACAACTGCCGAGAGTTGACCACAAGGCCCGTCTTCTTCTCGAACCGCTCCGCGATGACGGGCTCCAGGGCCTTTCCCAGCTCCATCGCCTCGCTGGTCTCGTCCGGGAGTTCGCCCAACTTGTCCAGCCACAGCTCCACGGGGGTGCGGAAGGCGTCCAGCCCGAGGATCACCGCAGCGTCCGAGCCGCCGATGCCTCCACGGCGCCAGGCTAGCCACTCGTCGCGGTCGGGGATGACGAGCTCGCTCATGGTGTCCACCTCTCGACCGAGTAGCAGCCGCCAGCAGCAGCCAGGATCATCAGCCCGCCGATCCAGGCGGGAAGGCCGAGCCCCCAAACGTCATAGGTCGCCAGGTACGCCACCGCAAGGCTCATCAGGACCACGGAGAAGCGCACCACGTTGATACGCCGCACCCTGACCTTATTTCGCCTCGCGCGCACCCGCGTGTTGCCGTGGAGTTGGTCCTGGATCTCGGCCCACTCAGGCCGGTCGGGGTTCATCCAGTCAGCCATCACAATCTGCCAGGGCAGCGCGGAGGACGCCGAAGCCGCTGTCGCACTCCGAGCAGATGCCCCACGGTGGCGGCTCGGCTGTGTCTAAGTGCCGCTGCACCCTGCGAGCCGCCGCCACGACCCGCCTCAGCCGATGGATCTCGTGCCGAGCGTCGGCTTCGCCCTCGTCGTACCCCACGGTCCAGTCGTCGCGGTCGTCGTCGGCGAACTGCTCGGGGTAGGGAGGCTCGGTGTCGGTGTAGGCGCTGACGTAGTAGACGCTCATTCGGTCACCTCTTCGGGGAGCAGCCCCCCGGGCGCCCAGTAGCGCGTCGTCAGCTCCTGCCGCAGTTGGGGGAACGCCTCCGTCAGCCGCTCCGTATTGTCGGAATCCGCCTTGAGCATCGCACAGAAAATCAGAGCAGAAAATCCCGGGTCCTTCTCGCGTAGCTTCAGCGCCTCGCGGTAGGCGTAGAGCCCTCCAGCGGCCATCAGCGTGTCTCCTCCTTCAGCGCGGCCCTAAGCCGCCGGGTCAGCGCCCGGTCCTGCCACTTTTTCTCAGCGTCCCTGGCAGCGTCCCCGGCAGCGTCCCCGGCAGCGGCCCAGGCAGCGGCCCAGGCAGGGTCCCAGGCAGCGGCCAACTCCTGCTTCGTGGCCTTCCCGTTGGCAAACTGTCGCGCGACCCCTATCGCATTACGCGGCCTCGGGTCGCCAGGCACGGCCCTCGCGAAGGCGGGCAGCACCCGCTCGGCACAGTCCGCCGCGAACAGCCGCAACTCCCGGCTCACATCCACCGGACCCGCCAGCCGGACCCGGCGCGTGGCGCAGGCCTTGCTTTCGTCGGTGAGCACGTCGCCTTCCAGCCGGACCCGGCTCACCCAGGGGCCGGGGGTGTAGGCGAGCGCAGCCAGTGGTGATTTGCAAGCATGGAGGCCGACCGCGCACAACTCTAACTTCGTGCCGCCGGGTAGCTCCTCGACGGGCTTGAGCGGCCAGCCGTTCCGGCCCGTGGTTCGGGTCTCCGTGAAGTGCCAACCCGTGTATTGCACGGCCATCAGTCGTTCGCCGTTGTGCTGTTTCTCATGGCGCTACCTTATTCCTCATGGGGAACTAAGTCAAGCCTTACGTTCCAAATCCGTAACTTGTGCTCTCGCGGCCTTGAAACGGTCCAAATCCTCATCCAAGACCAGCCAGCGGTCGCCCACGTAGATCGCCCTCAGCTTGCCATTGGAGCAAAGCCGGGTCACCATCCGCCTACTCATCCCCAGTTCACGCGCTACTGCGCCAGAAGTCCTCATGGGGCTGCACTATACGCCACCGGGAGGGGGAGCAGGCTACTCAACCGAAGCGCCGCCTGCGAGAGCGCCGACCAGGATAGCCCCAGCCCATTCCGGCCTAGCATCAGCGGGCCGGGAGGGTGCGATTCTACCGCTTCCCCGCCAGGTTGCGATCCTTCCACCAGTCGGCGCAATTCTGGCACAGCTTGGCGAAGTAGAGGGCGCCGGCCGGATCCTGGAAGCCGCCGTACCGCCCGGGCTGCGCCTTCTCGGCGCAGGTCACTCCGGGATGGCGGTCGAGGCAGAGGCAGCGGCATTCCTTGGGCTCAGGCATGCGGCTTCCTCCAAGTAAATCCCTGGGCCTGCAGCCGATCCGACCGGGCCCGCTCTCGGCACTGGTCCGTGCAGTACTGCTTCGTTCCCCTGACCGGCTGGAAGTGAACCCCGCATCCAGGGCAGAGCCGAAGTTCCAGAGCCAGCCCAGTTCCGCACCACGGGCATAGCTGGATTCCCTCCGGGTAGGCGCGAACCCGCTTGCCGGTGAGGTGGTCCCCTTGAACCGCGGCCAGGATCGGAGTTCCGCGTCCTTTGACAGGGCCGCGCTTGGGTCCGGGCTTGGTCATTTGCGTGCCTCCAGAATCTTTCGGATGGCTGCGTCTGCGTCGCGCAACATTCCGGTAGCCTCCGAGTCCAAGATCCCCTCCCAGCAGTCAGCGCAGAGCTTGCCTACGATGACCCCATCCGGGCCGAGGAAGGCGAAGGGGACTGTCGGGTCGCTGGGCCGATGGCAGAAAAGGCACACCAACGCAGCCATGATGTAGTGCTGCCCGGGCTTGGTCATGGGTTCACCTCCAATATGCGCTTGGCGATCTCGACCAGCCCCGGGGCGCTATTCGGTCTGCCGGCCAGCACCTCGCCACGGTGGGCCTCCAGGGCCAGCCCCAGCGCATCCCATGCCTCTTGCTGATCCCGGCTTCTGAACCCATTGCAGGTGCAGGGGTAGCGCGTGTAGCCGCGGCCACATTCCGAGCACCGCTCCGATGCCTCGGGGTGGAGGCAATAGGTAGCGTGCTCGTCCTCCAGGTGGCCGCAGACGCCGCCGACGATTCTACGTGCGCAGGTACTCATGCCGCCCCCTCCTTAGCCTTGGCGTTGTTCTTCTTGCTGATCCAGACGACCCACCAGATCCCAAGCGATAGCACGATCAGACCGCCGAAGATAATTCCTATCCTGCCGAACACGTTGGCGTTCTCCCATGCGTAGACGGGCAGGGCGATGACGAAGCCCAGCAGGACGGCGCCCCAGCAGCCGCTACAGCAGCCCTCCCGCTTGACCGTGACGTTGACGTTTTGGTCGGTCACTACAATCCCTCCAAATTCAGCTCTACCGGCTCGCTCCGATCCTCAACCCATACGGTAGCCATAAAGCTATTATGCACATTACCCGTTGACAATGCAAGTGGCAACATGCTATGGTACGCGGCGTAATACGGAAACGGTACCGAGGAGATGCGAGATGCCATTATCACGCGGGCAGCATCGCGGACGGCCGGCCATGAGCGCAAGAATGGCGATCCCAGCCTTGGCAGGACTGGTGGCGGTCACAGGAGCGATTGCGGGATGTGGAGGATCTGCACCGGCTCCAAGCGCAGGCCCGTCCCAGAGCGCGGTGCAGCGTCAGACGAAGAATTGGCTCAACGGCAAGAACGTAGGGACCGTGACCTCGGTCGTGTGCAACATGCCTTCCGACTGGAAGCCAGGAGCCACGTTCAAGTGCTTCGTCTACGACGGGACGGCCGGAGTCGGGACGGTGACGAACACGGTTGAGACGTCAGAGGGCAACCAGGCCCGCTGGAACGAGGAGTTCGCCCCGATCGGCTGAACAGCGGAGCGCCCCCGGGGGATCGGGATTTGCTTTCCCGGCCCGGGGGCGCTACCATTTTGTCCAGCCACGAACATGACACACCATAGCAGACGCCCCACCCAAGATCAAACCCCGAGATCGGAGCGCGCCTAAATGAGCGTGCCGATCGTGGGAGGCGTGATCCACAATGGCGGGCCCTCCCCAGCCGTACTTGGCGTGAAGTGCTCAGAGTGCCACTCACCCGCGACTCAGATCGCCCAGGGTGAACTACGGTGCGAAGCGCACCGGATACCCGAGCCGCCCAGTCGGGCGAGCGGCAAAGGCAGCCACAGGGGAAGGCTGCGCCGCCAGAGAACCGTAACCAACCGGAACTCAACACCACCGATGGAACGCGGACCAGATCCAAAGGCTGAGTTCACCACCAGCCCATTCCGAGATCCAGAGAACACGGTAGGCGTTCCCCAGGCGATCCACCTTCGATAGCCCCACTCGACCGCAAAGCGGGAATGGGTGACAAGGCTACGAAAGGGCTAACCGCAGATACCAACGAAGACCGATGAATCGGCTGTGGATTCGAGTGCGATCTGAAACTCAACTCAGCTTTCTCTCTCTTCCGGGGGACTTCTCTCTCTCCCTTCCTGTCGATCTCGCCCCAGCGAGCATCGACACCGAGCCGACCGCCCAATGTCAGCTGGCCTCACCCGAAGTCAACCGCCCGAGTCGGCTTCCTCCCCGCCAGCACGTCCCTGGAGGCATCGCCGCTAGAGCGGGCAGAGTTACCACTGGGACCGCTCAGAGTCGCCGAGACGTCACCTGAGCGACGACCAGCTCGAGGGTGACTGGGACTTGGTCCGCCGAGAGACTGAGATCAGCAGCGAGACTGACTGATCTCAGATCAGCGGCCACCCCAAACCCCGATGCAACCACCATAAGCGGCTAGTGGGCATAATGGCGGACATGACAACCGTCGCTGAACGATTGGCGGCCGGCACGATCTCGCCCGATCGGATCTGCACGGTGACCTCGCGGCGCGGCCACACAGTCAAACCGCACTTCGCGATCAGAGGCGGCAAGGTATGCGCCAAGCACGGGGCGAACTTACCCACAGTGAAGCGGGCCGCCGAGGTAAACGTCCAGACAGTTCGAGCTCGCCAGCTTATGGCAGCCTGGAAGATCCCCCTGGACGCCAACATCGACGCCGGAGTCGCTCTCAGCGAGGAAGTGACGCGGACCTACTGGACGGTGCGCCACTATCAGGAATGCCTACTGGAAACGGACCCAGAGGCGCACCTGGTCGCCGCCAGCAGCACCCAGAGGGTAGGCGGTGGCGAGTACGGCGATTGGCTAGACACGACCATAGAGGCGCGTCCATCGGTAATGCTGACCCTCTACAACGAGGAGCGCGACCGACTACTGGCCAGGTGCCATATCGCCATCAAACTAGGTCTGAGGGAACGCCAGCAGCGCGAGATGGAACGACTAGGCGAGATGGCAGCCCATGCCATGCGACTAGCCCTGGTGGTGGATTGGCTGACACCAGCGCAGCGAGACCAACTCCTAGAGTCAGCAGGTAGGCAACTAGGCGTACTGGCCGCCCCACAGGTGCTTATTGCAACATCCAAGGCTGCCAAGCGTGGCAAGTGAGATCAAACCAGCTAGTGATAAGAAGTCTTATCAGCAGCTGCGATCTCGGGCGGACCTTGACTCGCTCTGGGAGTGGCACTGGGCGCTCAACCTGGCACCCGGGCCAGCTCACCCGGGCGCGGATGGTCGGGCCGAGATGACGCCGCAGCCGCCCACTTTCCTGGAGCTGGCCGAGGGGTGGGGCACCTCTCTCCCCCATGATTCTCATTTTTAGGTAGTCCAATTTCGGCCCCTTCGCGTAGGGCGTCGTGCGATGATCTGGCTATGAGCGAGTACGGCGGGGCGCTGGAGGCGGCGCAGGCGGCTTCACAGCTGCTGGTGCCCCGGTCGAACCTGACCCGGTGGCACAACGACCCCGTCCTGTTCGCCCGGGAGTGCATCAGTTGGCCGGTGGTGGATGGGAAGCAGACCGAGCTCAGCGACTACCAGGCCAAGGCGATGAGCGACCTCGTGAGTTATGCGAGGGTCGCCGTGAGGGCACCCCGAGGGGCGGGGAAGACGGCGACGAACGCCATTTTGGTGCTCTGGTTCGCCCTGACCCGAGATCAGGCCGGGATCGATTGGAAGTGCCTGACCACGGCAGGCGCTTGGTTCCACCTGGAGAAGGCCCTCTGGCCCGAGATCAGGCTGTGGTCACGCCGGATCCGTTGGGACGTGATCGGCCGGGAGCCGTTCGTAGCGGGCGAGGAGATGCAGCAGAGACTTCTGAGGCTTCGCCACGGCGAGGCATTCGCAGGCGCGACGGATGATCCCCACCTGATCGAGGGCATACATGCCTCGTCGGTCTTTCTGATCCTGGATGAGGCCAAGGCCATCACGGCCGGCACCTTCGACGCGGTCGAGGGCACGCTCTCGGGTACAGGCGAGGCATTTGCGCTGACGTCCTCCACCCCGGCCACGCCGAGCGGGCGATTCTATGAGATTTGCACCCAGCAGAGGGGGCTGTCGGACTGGCACCCGATGCACATCACCCTGGAGATGGCGGTTGAGGCCGGAGCGATCAGCCGGTCCTGGGCCGACCAGAGACGGTTGCAGTGGGGCGAGTTCTCCTCTACCTACCAGAACTACGTCATGGGAGAGTTCGCCACCCAGGATGAGGACTCGGTCATCCCTCTCGCTTGGATTGAGGCCGCGATGGAGAGGTGGGAGCTGTGGAAGACCTCGGGCCAGCCCGCGTCCGGCCGCCTGGTGCTTGGGGTGGACGTGGCCCGGGGCGGCGAGGACAAGACCGCCATAGCGATCAGGCGAGGCGACATCGTAGAGGAGCTGCGACGGTACACCCGCACGAGTGACTCGACGGAGACCGTCGGCTGGGTCGTGGCCGCCATGACCACCAAGGGGCTGCCCGACCAGAACGCGGTGGCGATCATCGACTCGGTCGGAGTCGGCGGCCCGGTCGTGGACTTCGTTCGCAAAGGGGGCTGCCAGGTGATCGCCTTCAATGCCGGGGCCGCCAGCGTGCGCCGGGACAAGTCGGGGAGCTTCGGCTTCGTCAATCAGCGCAGCGAGGGCTGGTGGCACCTGCGGGAACTCTTGGACCCGCGCCCCATCGCCGATCCCAATAACCCCGAGGTGACGATCCCCACCTGCCGGGTCTGCCTGCCCCGTGACGCTGAGCTGCTGGGTGACCTATGCACCCCTAGGTACACGCTCACCCACCAGGGGCGCGTTTCGGTGGAAGAGAAGTCCGAAATCCGGAAGAGACTGCACCGCTCAACCGACCTCGGGGACGCGACGGTCCAAGCATTTTTGATCACGGGCGCCAACTCGGCGGTGGACCTCAACCAAGCCGCCCGGTGGCACGAAGGCGCCGCCCTCGATCCCAGGGGCCTGAGGACGGCGGTTCGGTTCGACCCCGGTGGCCGGGAGGTTCCCGGTAGTGCCGCCCGCTACAGCCGAGGGCCGTACGGGTAGGGCTTGCCGTAGGGGGTCTTGACAGAGGGGGAACAGTAGGCGTACCTTTCCTTCTATGTTCACCGCGACTAGCCAAGCCGA